GCCGTCGATTGTTTTACCTGGGCCGGTGGTTGGGTCGTACCCGCATTCCGTTGACTTGTAGATCCACTGGCAAACGTTGGCAATGACCTGTCGTTTCGGCAGCTTTTGACCCGCCAAATCAAACTTGCTAGCCAGCTCAAACGTCACAGTGTCGCGTGACTCGCTTGCCTTGCGGTCGATAAACCAACGCTCTTGCGGGAACTGAGCGTTTGGATCAGGCACCCCGCTGGGGTTACCAACTGTCTCAACGTTGAACTCGTCTCCAGCTTGCGTAATCAACGTGTCACCGTCTTGTGCGATAGCAACGTTCTCAAAACGAAAGTTGATGTCATCAAGGTATTTTTTCAGCGTGCGGATACGTCGAACCTCCGCTCCACCAAGGTCATTGCCTGCTGTTGTGGCATTAACCAATGCGAGCAGCACAGTCATGGTGCTATCGAGATTGCTGACCGTTAGCGTTGGACGAGGCAACGTTCCAGTGCTCGTGTACTCAAAACCCTCTGCTTTGACCGGCAATCGTGTGTACTCGTTGCCGTTGAAAACTACGTTGACATCTTGATTACGGTCGTTTCGGCTCATACCAGCGTGCCAGCGGTACACGTCTGAACTCCCATGCAGGCTGCTGTTCAAACGCAGTTCAAACAGCTCGATGACTGCGCTAGGCGCGAGCTTTAGCAGCTCGTCATAGACACTACTGATCGCAGTCCAAACGCATGTTCCATCCGTAATCGTGCTGGCTATATCAGTCGGCCATGTCGGCTCTGAGCTGGCTGACGTTCCAGCTGTGGTGCAGCGAAACCACAAGCCAGTTCCATACGAAACCGTGGGACGACGAACGTCGCCTACAGAAAACGCGGTGCTAGCGGTCCAAACTGCTGTCGCCATTACGGTTCAAAGACTTCGCGGAACGTTGTCTGAATTGTGGCGCGGTTCAAGTATGGAATCGACTTGCTCCACTTCTCACAAACAAACTTCGAGCTTGAAGCCTCTCCCGGTGGTGTGAAGTCGAATGGAGCGTTGTCGTCGGCACGAGCATCCAAAAACGCTTCGATAGTGTCGGCGTCAGACTCAGACACCTCAAACGTCAGGCTGTAAGTCTTAGGGTTTTGATTGAGGCCAAAAGTTAGGCGGGCTTCGTAGCCGTCAGAAAATTGCACCTTGCGAAAGCTTGGTGCGCTGCTTTTTTGCAGCCCATACTTTGGAGTGATTGACGGAAAAGTAGCCATCAGCTTGAGAGGAGACCGCCAGGACGTTTTTGCTTGATTAGCTCAGCCTGCACTGCAGCGCCAAGCATTCTGCCAAGTTGTGCTGCTTGACTAGAGCTGCCTTCAACAGACGAACCAGAAGCATCTACGTTTACGGTCACACTAGCTCCAGCGCCCATCTGGTGATTTGGGACAATAGTTCCGTTATTCCTTGGAACGAACAACTCAGGACCACGTTCACCAACCAGATACGGCTGGTTCATCAACGCTCCTTTACCGCTGGCAGCAGTTCTCATGCCGCCAACTAAGATTTTGTTCCCTAAGCCAAATCCGGCACCGGATTGCACGTCTGGAGCAACTGGGCCAGCAGAGCTTCCAGGGAACGCAAACAACCGCGCATAACCGATTGCAAGGTATTGAGCAATGATGCTTTTAGCAGCACTAAACAGTATTGATGCAATGCTGCGAAGGAAATCAGCAAACGCTTGTTCCGCAGTCTTCGTTCCTTCAACAACTGAAAGCAAGCTGTCAAATAGATTGTCCGTAACAGGCTTTGTAATCGCTAGCGCATCACTAAAACGAGCTTGAGCCAGAGCTGCTTCATCAACAGCAGGTTGATACTCCTTGAACAACGCCAAGTTCAACTCAAGCTGAGCGCGTTGATCTTCTAAAGCCTGTCGGCGCTCTTTACTGATTCCAGCAACGTCTAAACCAGCTTGGTTCTGAGCAAGCTGGAAATTCATCATTGAAACTTGTTCCCGGAAGTTAGCTCCTTGACTTGCAGCTAATTCACGGCTACTGCCAAAGAACGGATCAAGCAAAAATTGCTGCCGCTCGAACGGGCTGGTTTCACGAATTTTGCGCTGTGCATCTGTTTGGGCTTGAATTTTTTGAAGATCAAGTGCTTGACGCACCTGCAACCGTCCCAAATCGTATTCGGCATGTCGTTGCGTCAACAGCGTTTTCTCAAGCCTTGCGCGATCTTCTGCAAGCTTGACCAAGAATTCATTTTCAGCGCGAAGACGAACTGTAATTTCACCTTCTTGCTTGCCTAACAAGTTAGTTTCTAGTTGATTAGCCAGCCTTGCTTTTTCAAGGCTTAGCGTTTGATCAATCTTGTTAAATTCTTCTTGTCGAGCAGCAAACTGACCATTTGTTGCTTTTAACCTGTCCAGCTCGACACCGTTTATTTGACCAATAAGTCCAAGAAGTCGATTTTGCACTCCAAGTTGTTCGCGTTTTATCTGTCGTCTTGCTTCAATTACTGCATTTGCCCTAGCATTTTCAGCTTGCTTTTTAGCCTGTTTAGCAAGTTCTTGCTCCAGTTTCAGCTCTTTTTCTTTTTGCTCTGTCAGCTTGCCTGCAAGTTGAATTGCAAGAACATCTAACTTGTTTTGTTCCGCTTGAACTTGTAATGTGCCTTGCTCAAAAGCAAGCGAATCTCGACGACTGGTTAGCCGTATGCCCTCTACACGAGCAGAATCTTTTGCTAACTGTTTTCTGGCATCAACTACTGCAGTAATTTTCTCTTCTAGCTCAAGCTGAGCCCTGGCTTCTGGGCTAGCACTTGTCTCTGCAATCCTAGTGGTTAGTCGATTGCGACGAGCAGCGGAGCCTCGCTGCCGTGTAGGAAGATTTTCTAGCGCTTCTTGATCGCGTCGTTGCTGTTCTAAAGGCGATATTCCTCCAAACAACCCTGCTACACCTTGATTGACAGCTGTAAGTAAAGGAGCAAAAAACGATGTCGTGGCCGCACCAAAACGATCTAAGGCGTTAGAAGCGTCTTCAGAAGACTGGGCTAGTTTTTCTAATTTACCCAGTCCATCTTTTCCTACGATCGTTTCAAGGCTTCCTTCTGCTGCTTGTCTTGCAGCACCTCCAATTCCTAAAGTTCCTGCAAAACCAAAAGTTTGAGCGGCACCCGTTCCACGAAGCCCAAACGCTTCAACAAGTCTGCCTATAGACGTTGAAGCCTTGGTCGCTTCTTTTGCAAATAAATTTGCTCCTTCAGCAGCCTGATCAAGCGCTTGTCCAATAGCTGTGCCAACAATTCCGCCAGCAAATCCAAAGGCACCACCAATCGCGCCACCAATACCACCGCCGATACCACCACCGATTGCAGCGCCCGGACCTCCACCAAACAACAGTGGAAAACCACCGCCAATCAAAGCACTGCTGATAATGCTTTTTCCTTTTGGACCAAATCCCTTTAAAGGATTTTTCAGGCGGCGTCCGCCTAAGCCACCACCTGTTTTAGAAAACTTTTCAATCGTTTTAAACGACTCTTCAACCGCTTTAAAAATATCCGGGAATGTTCCTGCATTTAATGCCGCTTTTTTAACGTTTGCAGCAAATGTGGCACTTGAAACAGCTGCAGCTTGAGTAGCAGCTGCCGCTCTTTCCATTGCGATGCTTTCAACTCCAGCGGCAAACCCAACTCTGTTTCCGCTAGTTGCTTGCTGAACACCTGCTGCAGCAACAGCTTGGTCCAAAGTGGATAGATTACGACTGCCAGATGTTTGACCAGCAGCAGGCAATGCAGGTCGCTGCAAGCCTGGCGGCACCATTGACATTCCAGCGCTAAATGGTTTCTGCGCTCTTGCTGCCCGCTCTAATAAACCTGCATTAAATTCAAGCTGTCTTCCAAGAGCTGCATTAACAGCAAGGAACTCATCCGTTCCAGCAATCGCCATGGACTGCATAAACGTCAGCTCTTTTAGAGCTTCTGCTGATGCAGCCAGAGTTTTTGGAAAGGCTTCAATCTCGTTTAAACGTGTCTGTAAAGAACCTGCACCTTCAAACTTAAAAAAGTCCTCACTTGCTCTTGCAAAAGCTTGGCCTTCTAATCGAGCTGCTTTAAATTGGCCAGAAAGAATTTGAAGCGCAAAACCTGTTCGGTCACTATCAGTCTTTGCCCCTTGAAGAGCAACTCTAAGCGCTTGAACTTCTTTTTTAACCCCTCCTGTTGCAGCTGAAAATGCGCCGATGCCACTGCGTATCGCGTTTGAGCCAAAAAACCTTTTGCTAACAGCAGATGCTAGTTCTAACTGTGAAATTAACTCGTCAACGCTTCTTACTGCTTGTTTTGTATCAAGAGTAATTTTTTGCTTATTAAGCTTACCAATCGTCTTTTCGACTTGATCAATAAGCTGCTTGGTACGCTTAAGCTCCTTCTCGCCCTTGACCCTTAGAGATAGCTCAATAGGAGCGACCACAGCGCCAAGCCACAGATATGTCCAATCTTAGCGCTTGCCCATTGACTGCGCCTTTGCACCCATTTTCGCTCGTTCCATCGCCTTCTCTTCTTCTTCGTTCTTGATCTCCAGAAACGCTGCCCATCCGACCAGCTCTTCTTGCGTCAACGTTTCAGTCAGCTCACGGACGGTCTTTCCTAGTTCCTTTGCAAGGAAGTAAATGAAAAACCAGTCCGTATTAGCTTTTCAGGTCTGCCTTCGCTTCCTCCACCTTGTTCTCCGCTCCAGAGGTCAGCATTGCCATCTGGATTTCTTGCAGAACAGAAGCGTCGATTGCGTTCTTCAACACAGCCTTTTCGCCATCCTGAAACAGGCGTTTGCCGTCAGCATCAAGAGCCTTTTCGATCATCATGCCCAGCGCAAAATCGGCAGCATCATCACTGTCAGATTTTTTCTGGATCGACTCACGCTCAGCAATGGTCAAGGGGTGCCAGTAGATGCTCAGCACCACCTCATCACCTTCCTTCAGTTCGTACTTATAGAGCTGGCTGACTCCAAACTTATTGCGAAGAAGCTCCGATGCACGCATGGAAGTTGGGTTCCTTTTCATTACTATTCTATGCTACAGCGCTAAACTGACAAGATACGAGACCAATAAAATGCGCTCGGTCTTCGATTTCCAACGGTGTAGGACCAGAAATGTCAAGCGATCGTGGGCTGCAACTAAAAGTATCCGTGTAATCAGAAGCATTAACGGAGGTCAAGCCGTCAATCACAGCCTCGCCAATCGCTGCAAGCGCTGAAGTGCCAGCGTTTTTGGGCACATAGATGTTGCACTGAACGACGCCAACGTAAAAATCTGACGATGCGCCATGCGTCTGGATCGTGCTCTGGCTGTACGACACAGACATCAAGACATACTTCTTGGTCTTGCCTGGAGTCGTAAACCGAACGTTGTCATACACCATTTGCACCGTTGCATCAGCAGCTGCAACAGCGTCAGTGACTGCTTTTTCAAACGCAGCACGAGGAGCAACAAGTGTCATACGATCCTCCGGTAACGGGCTCCAGTGCTAGAACCGCGAGCAGATGCCTTAAGGCTAAGACCATCCGATGGCTTGAAAACAGTTTTAGCTAACTTCTGGATTCCAGCAATATACGAAACGATTT